AATACCGTGGTCAGCACCAACAGAGTTTCCATCAACATCGTTTACAATTGTAAATATGTTTGCAGAAACATCTTCGTTAGTAGCAGTGTAAGCTAGGTGAAGACGACCTTGCTCAGACCAAATAACTCGGTCAGCAGCAGAAGGCTCTTCAGCACCAACTTGAGCTAAAAATCCTGCGATTGTTCTCTTACCATAAACCTCAGATTCTTTTTCCATAAGATCTGGTAAGTATTGTTGTGCCCATCCCTCAGTAGCTGAAGACGTAAAGTCTACATAGTTTGAGGCAAGGGTTTGTTTACGTGGAGCCGCATCGATTCCACTTGCACTTGTAATTGCCATTTTAAATAAATTTAAGCGTTAAAAAATCATTTTTTCTTTCTAATTTTAAATTTAAAGTCATTAGAATTTTCTCCCAATACTTTAAACTTTAACCCACTATCGTTAACATTTGAGTTTACTTGTCGTGGATTCATGTCTACGTTCTTAGCTTTAGCTACACTATCTTTTAAAGCGTCAGCTTTACCTTGTTCGTAGAAGTGTTTTGCAATAGCATCCGCGTTCATAGCTGTGTAAAGTGATTTGTGATAATCCTTAGCGTTGTTTATCGTACCATCTTCGTTTAGAAACTTTCCTATGAAGTTGTTGATGTCGCTTTGGGTTTGCTTCACTTTGTCAGCGTTGTTGACATTAAACCTGTACTTCTTATCACCGACTTCGTATTCAAAACCTTTGAATTTATCGTTAAATAAGTTTTCAGTTTTTTTGTCAAATACAGACTTGGCTGCTTTTGCTTTCGCTTGAGTCTCTTCAGACTCTTTGTTATAGCGATTGAAAAAATTAATTGCTTTTTGCTGCTCTTCAGTGAGCTTGCTTCCAGCTTTAATTTCATCATAATATTTAGACTTTTGCCCGTCTAAATAGGCTTTAGCCTCGGCAACTTGCTCTTTTAAGGCTATTTTCTTTTTTCTAATATCTCTTTCATCATCAACCTCTTCATTAAAGTTGAAGCTCTCATCCATTAAGAACTGTCTTTCTTCAGCATCTAAATGAGGTTTTGTTATTTTGTAATACTCTTGTAAAGCTGTTAGATTATCCATCTCGTTATAATCTTGATTTAATCTAACGTAGTCTTGAATATCTCCACCAGTTTCACTCATAAAGTCTATAAGCTTTTGAATGTTCTCTGGTAAAGGCTCACCTGTAGCTTCAGCTTCAGCTATAGCTTCTTCTATAACTTCTTCAACTTCTTCTCCTGTTACTTCTTCAAGAGTGGGTTGGTCATCTTGAACCCGCTCTTCTTCTCCGGTAAGTTCTTCATCTTTTGCTTCGACGTTTTCTTCACGTACTTCTTCGCTAACTTCGGATTCGTCGCGAACAGGTACCTCATCTGTGCTTTGCTCTGTAACGGCATCTTCTTCCTGTGTTATTGGTTTACTTAAATCTACTTTTATAACATCGTCATCACCTGCAGATTCAAATTTACTTTCATCAATTTGTTGATTTGTTTCCTCAACATTTTCCATTTCTTGTTCCATAATATAAAATATAAAAAATTAGTGTTTATCTAGGGTCAAATGATCCTAAGTTAAATCCACCTCCAAGTATATCATTACCGGCAGACTCAAACTTTTTAGGTGAACCACCTGACTTTCTTTGCTCTATAAGTTCACTTTGCTGTGAAGCTTGTATCTTTGTTCTTTCGTCTTTACGATCTTCTTTGTTATTTTCTCTAGACTTCAAAGCTTGAACTTCCATCTCTCTAAGCTTCATGTTTAATTGAAACTCATACTCCATCAATTGCTTTTTCAATTGTGCTTCTTGAGCTTTACCTTGAGAAGCTAGATTAGCCTTAACTTGCTCTATCTGCATTTTAGTTTGTGCTAACGCTTGTTCTTTTTGAACTTCAGCTTGAGCAGCAGCTTGAGCAGCCTGAGTATTAGACTGTGTTTGCATTTGAATATTTTGCTGCTGTATCTGTCTGTCTCTCTGCTCTTTCTTTTTACGTCTAATTTTAAGCAGTTGATTAGCTAACTTTACATTTCTAATCTCTCTAATGTCAATAGCATCTTCAAGATTTATATTTTCTTTAGACAAAGCAACTTGTATGTTGTTTTCTAGTTTAGCTTTCTCTTCTTCATCTGGAGCTAGCTCTAAGAATATACCAAAATCGTACAAGTGTAACTGACTCATCTCTTCAAGAGTAGCAGCATTGTGAGCACCTATAGCTTGTATGAAAGCTTCTGACGTAGGTGAATATTCTATAATGTCAGATATTCTAAGAGATAAACACTCTGCTGTTTCTACGGTTAAATACATACCAGCTTGAAGTATGTGTCTTGTTGCAGTGTTTGAGTTTTGAGCGGCTAACTTCTGTAAACCTACTAAAGCATTTTTATCAGGTGTGCTACCATCTCTAGCTTCGTTTAATCCGGTCACGTCACGTATCATCTGAAGATAATAATTGTAGTTACCTATTAACGCTTGCATCTTGTTACCACCAGATCCTGAAGTTATTTCTTGAATAGGTACTTTACCTGGATTCATATCACCATCTTGTGTAAATGATCTACCGATAACAGAACCTGTTTGAAAGAACATGTTTAAAGCTTCTTGCGGATTATAGTTTGTTCCATTGCCTAAATCTATTTCAGCCAAACCATCAGCGTCTAAGTAAACACCGTCTGGTACCATACGAGACATAACTTGCTGTAGCTTTAAGTGCGTTAGTTGTATCATGTCTGCAAAACCAGTGATACGACCAACTAAACTCTCTGCTCTACCGTTATAAACTCTAGGAGCTACTATAGCGTAGTTCATTTTAACTTTAGTATAATCACTTTTAGTTCGCATCATATTCTTAGACATCTCCCACTTAAGAAGCTTGTCTGTTCCTAATATCAAAGCACCTTCGTATAAACACTCGACAGATCTCTGCAGTTTAGCAAAGTTTCCTTCCATATTTTCAGGAGGATTAAACGTGTCATCTCTAGGTATAGCTCTCTCGCCTCCAGTACCAGTCTCTTTCATTTTATAAACCTCGTTCATAAAAGTTTTGTAGTTAAAATAAAGAACAGATACTATGTTGTTGTCTATTCTATTTCTACTACCGTGAGAATAATTGGTTTTGTAAGCGTAGTTAGTTCTTTGTATTTCTTCTAAATCTTCTTGCTTTAAATGCGGAAACTCTTTTACTAGCTCGTTAATAGGTATTTCTTTAACTTCACCTACGTAGTATAAATCATCAAAGTAAGGAGAAGAAGTGTAGGAGTAAACAATATTAGCTGGATCTACATACTTTACAACAGCTCCTTCAGAAGTATTAAATGAAGTTTTAGTAGCACCAATACCTAATGTTACCAAGTCGTAATAAAATCTCTTTTTAATAAGATCGTACTTACTGCCTCTCATTAACACGTTTATAGCTTGCTCTTCTGCTAACTCAACTTCTTGCTTGTAGCTTAACTGCATGTGTAATGCTAACTCTTCTTTATCTTGAGGTAAAGAGTCTTTATCGTTTTCATACATATTTATACCAAACATCTCACCGACTTGATCGTTGAAACCTTTAGTATTCATATCTCTAAGCAGAGACTCCATATACTCTGTTCTCTTAGATACTCCGTATGGATCTTGTGAATAAGCTTTTATCTCGTAGTCTTTGTCAGCCATACCGTTAACAACAATGTCTACGAACTTAGGTATAATAGGTACTGGCTTCCAGTCTAAGTTTAAATAAGATAAATCACCATCTATAGATAATTCGTCTTTGTATTTCTGTATCGACTGTTCTCCTCTAGCATATAATCTTAACCTGTGGAAGTTTGCTTGTTGATCTCTGTATCTGTTTTTACTTCTACTTTGATCAAACTCAAACCACTCGTTCTGTATAGCTTTAGCTACCTTTAACCCGTAATCGTAGCTTATTTTTTCTAAATCACTAACTACTTGACTTGGGAAATAACTATTTGAAACTGATTGAGCCATTTATCTTTTAATTATTTTAGACATATTACCAGAGTTATTATATCTAGCAAAGTTTATATTTAAATTCTTTTTTTCTTTTTTTGCCACAGGCGTGTATAAATGTCTGTTGCAAGCCATTATCGCTAAGCCAGAGCTTATAGAAGCATCAAACTTAGTTCTTTTATTAATATCAAACTTAGCCCAATCATTAAGGGTTGCGTTGAAATAAATATTACCGTAGTTACCTTCTTTGTCAATACCTACGTGATCGTTTATATACATTTCAATAGCAGCGGCGTGGGCTTGTTTTATATCCTCGCTCGAGTTAGGGATACCTCCCACTTCGCGCTCTGCTACCGATAATTTGTTCCAAACTTTGTCAGGTCTATTCATACTAAATGCTCTATAACCTCTACGTTTAAAATAGTATAGTAATCTTGGTTTATTATTCTCAGCTAGTATCGGCATACCGTAAAACACACAAGCCATTAGCACATCTTCAAAAAACATCTCAGCGGTCTGTGGTCTTGCTAAGTACTCTAAAAAAAAGTGATTAGCAGGAGCGCTTTCCATTGAAAACTTTGTTAGTCCGTGTAAAGCTCCTTTCGATCCTTTTCCGTCAACTGTGCCACTAATATCGTAGCTGT